TAGGAAGTTTGCACCACCACGCATTGTTTTTTGATGTATTTTGTTACTTACTCTTTGAATCTTATTACCTAGAGTCTGGAACCATTCATTTTTAGTATACGCATATCCAGCTGCACTTCCAACTTGTTCAAAGTCTCCAGTGGTTGATGAATACTCATATCCTATTTGAGCTGACCAGTTTTCTGTAGTTAATGCATTTTGAATTAACATATCAAGGATTTCTAAATCGATTTCCATTGAGATGTACTCAGATAACATTGATGTAAGTTCAGCTTCAGCGTCAACAGAATGATAAGCATTAAGGTCTTGAGCTAACTCAGGAGTCCATACAGCTTTTAGTTTTCTTGTTTTAGCTACAATAGCTTTACTTTCCATCGCAACATCTATCTCAGGTATTCCAACATCACCTTGTGTACCTGAACCACCAGAGAAGTTTGTAGTGTCACTAGCTTCGAAATCACCTCTTGTGATGTCTGTTGGTTGTTTGTGGTATGACATAGATACTGCAGTAATGTCAACACCATCAGAACCTGAACCGATATATACTAGGTCACCACTTACCACAGAAGAATATTCTGGATAAATTTCTGTACCTGCTACATCGCCAGTCGCAGATTTAACTCTGAATGCTCTAACGCCGTTAGCGTCAAATCCAGGTATACTTGCAGCTGGAATAGTAACTTTTTTCAACTCACCTCTAACTATAGAAGCAGATAAGTCTGGGTTAAAATTAACATCTGCATATGAAGCTGAAACATTAGCTGGTGAAGCATCACCTAAACTATCAACATCATTGATAGAGTAGCCGAATTTACCTGCACCATACAGACCACCAGAAGCATCACCTGCAGTCTCAGTAGTACCGTGAATGTTAGCATCTTCAGTATGTCCTGTCTGAGCTGAACCATATTTGAAATTCAAATAAAATATCAGTCCAGAAGGAAGATTCATTGGTTGAACAGATACAAAATCTTTAGCAGCTATTTCACCAAACACTCGTCTTACTAATGGTAGAGCAACACCAGACCATTCTTCAGAATTAGCACTAGTACCAGTTTTTGATGCTTCATCAATTAACTGTCTAGCCTGATTCTCAAGAAGAATAGACATTCCGTGTGTCTCTGTCTCACCGTTTAATCCTTCCAATAGACCGGTTGGAGACCATTTATTTACAAGACCTTTTGTTTGTTCCATAAGTGCTTTATGAGGATTGTAGCCGTCCATTAATTTATTTAATGTACTCATTTTATTTTCTCCTAATAATATACTTAATTAATTCCAGCTAACTTTTTAAACCTCTCAGCTATATCACTACCCTCATTAATAACTTTCTTTGAAGGTTTTGTTGATTTAACAGGTTTAGAAGCGAATCCTTCATTAATCTTAGATACTTTAACACCAGAAGTTTTTCCTGAGAAAGACTCAGCTAGTGTAGAGTAGATTAATTTGATTTCACGACTATTTTTAGCCCTATCAAATGTTTCAACAACTCTCAATTTTTGGTCATTGTTTAGGTTATAAGTTTTAAACAACTTATTTGTGAATAATAACTTAGCGTTTAATAAGTTAACTTCATTTAGTTTACTTTTTAAATACTTAATGACTTTTCTGTGTTCAGTCAAGTCACCTTGAAGTTTTTCAACTTCCTCTGCTACATCTTCGTCTTCGTCTTTGTCTTCTAACTCGTCAAGAAGTTCAGATAAGTCAACAATTTCTTCAACAGTTTCTTCATCATCACCAGCTTCTTCTTTAACAGTTCCAATACCAGATGATACATCAGCATCACCTTTTTTATTGTCACCATTTCCGATTCCAGAAGATTTATCAACTTCTTCATCCATCTCTTCTTCAGCTTCTTCTTCTTTAACAAGTGCATATTTCTGACCATTAACTTCGATTGTTTCAGCTACTTCGTCTACTTCTTCGTCTTCTTCAGCTTCGATTTCATCAACATCATATCCTTCTTCTGCGTCTTCATCTTCTTCCGCTTCTAACTCTCTAACAATAGCTTCTACATCAAGGCCTTCTTCAGACTCGTCATCGTCATCTTCATCGTCATCGTCATCAGATTCTGGTTCATCTATAGAGTCACCAGCGTCAACATCAAGAGGTTTTTCCTCTTCATCGTCACCGCCGTGGTCTTCTGAATCTTCTTCTTCCTCTGTGTCCATAGCCATCTCATCTTTATCCATATGAGCCATTTCTTCAGATTCTTCTTCACCTTCAGTTTCTTCCATATCATCTTCCATATCATCTTCTTTTAACTTTTGAGATAACATTGATTGTAGTCGAGGAGTGAAAGCTTCTTCTAATGCAGCTTTTGCATTTTCTAAAGCTGTTTCTCTAACTGCTTTAGCGTCTGCAATTGCTTCTTTTAATAGATTGCTCATCACAATTCTCCCATTATTTATTTAATGTGAAATATAGTTATTAGGAACTATAATAGAAATTTAGTTTCGTTGTTCGGTACATTGTATAGATGGTCGAAAGACCGACAATGTATTCTTGTCATATATAAATATATGTCAAATTAATAAAATACAATTAAATATACTATTTATGTAGATTTTTTTTAGCTTTTTTACTTTTTCTTCGTCTTTTTTCAGATGGTTTGGTATAATACTCTCTATTTTTTAATTCAAGCATTAATTTTGACTCTTTTACCATCTTTTTAAAGATTCTAAGAGCTCCATCGACATTATTATTGTAAACATCGACTGATAAGCCTCTTAGTTGATTTCCTTTCTGTCTTTTTTTATAACTTTTCTTTTTACCTTTATTGTAAAACCTTCTTTGACTCATATCAACCTCTTATTTAATTTTTAAATACTTTTTCTCCATATCTTTATCACCTGCAATATACATAAAGAAGATTTGTTCTAATTTTGTCTTATCAACTTTACCTTTAAAGTCTTTTTTTACTACATATGTAAGAAACTTATCATCTTTTATTAACTTTAAAACTTTTTTATCATCAAATTTTAGTTTAGCTTCTTTTAATTCTGTAGACTCTTTAATTTTGTCTTCTTTGATTTCATAATATCTACTTAATACTCTACCCATATCTTCAAATAGTGATTCAGTTCTCTGTTGTAGTCCTTTGGCTTCTATAGCTACCTTATTGAATTGGTCTGAATATGATTGTAGTTCTTTCATATTACGCTTTACTGTAATTTTATCAAAAGCTTCTTCTGTTTCTTTAACCGCATGAATACCAGCTATACGAGCAATTTCAGAAAGTTTCTTAGCAGTTTCAACTATATCATGCTCTCTATAAATTTCTTTTCCATAAGAAGAATAATTACTAACGCTTTCTAAAAACGCTTGTTCATCTATTTCTTGTTCTTCTACAAATTGTTCAACTAATTTTTTTAGTTTCATTTTCTTCTCCACTACCTTATTTTATTAGATAATCTATTATTCATTGCTTTTTTACCACCAAAGTATTTTCTAAATCTATCTATAATTTTATCTCTTACTAATAAATCGTGTAATAATTCAACTTCTTTTGGATGAGCTCTACTTACATCACCCCTCGTTAATCCCTTTTCTATATCAAAAAAATCAATTACACCTGCTTTAGCTTTTTCCATCCAATCTTTTACTACCCTATACTTAACCTGTTTTAAATCCTTAGACCACAATCTAAGAGCATCGTCTACTATTTCTTTAGCTTCTGGTGAAGACCAAGCATTCTTTTCAGTTCTCCAATCCTCAGACAATTCTTCTTCAATAGTTTCTCTAATTAGAGATTTTATTTCAGATTTGTTCATTAAACACTTCCACTACCAGCTTCAAGTCCTGCAAAAGAAGTATTCCCAGGGTTTTTAACAGTTAAATCTGATGGTTCTACTAATCCATTGTCACCAATTGAACCACTATCAAATGAAGAATGTTCATATCTTCCACCAAATGTTCTATCGGTTCCTGTTGGAACGGTTGGTTTGTATCCAAATTTAGCTTCAAATTCAGTATCGTTTAATTTATACCAACAACTCTCTGACATTATGTAATGGTCTGCCATAATTATTCTCCAGCAATTATATCGTTAATTATTCTATTAACCTTGTGATATTTTGGTAATTTATTTTTACCACCAACTGATTCATTCATCGGATACATAAATGCTCCGTGTGTAGATGGATTTGATACAAAATCAAAAGCAATAAGTTCAAAATCATTCTGAACTTGAACTGTTCCATCAGATTCGTTTACTGGTTCTACTGAACCTAATCCACGAGATGATATACCAAGTTTAATACCACTCTTAAATAATTCTTTTAAGATGTTTCCTGCTGGCGTAGATAATACCTCAACTGTTCCTAACAGGTCATCACCTTCCCAATGTACTTCTCTAATGTTGTGTGATACATTGTTTAAATTTACAACAGATGAATCTGGATGGTCTAACTCACCTAGAGCTCTTCTTTCTTTAATTTGAACATTTGAATAGTTTTTAGCTTCTCTAGAAAGAATCTCTCTTGGATATATTCTTCCATTTTGATTCTTAGCATTTGCTCTTTGAAGAACACCAGAAACAATAAGTTTTCCATTATTCTCCTTAATAGACTCATTGAGTTGCTCTGGAGAAACTTCAAAGGTCATACAATCCATTATTAATTTTTTATTATCTGACATTATTTTCTCCTATTATCCTATTTCGTAATCACCGTACTCATCATCTACGGACTTACCTAAAGATTTAGCTAATTTATAAAGTTGTTTTTCCCAAGCTCTATCATCGAACTTAGACACTCTTAAACCACTTGTTATGGTAAGAGATTCAATATTACTTCCTTTTTTAGAAACTAACATTGGTTGATTTGTACCATTTAATGTATAAAGTTTTCCACCCTTATCAAAAGTACCAAACTTTTTCAAAACATTTAAGTTAGCTCCACTTGTAAAATTTACCGCAGTACTTTCAGTCAAGTGTTTAGCTCCACCTATTCTTTTTAATTGTTCTCTTAAATTCATTATTTTACTCCTATTAGATTCACTAATATGTTCTTTTACAATTTTTCTGATAGAAGATATTATACCCTCGTTACGAACTTTTTTAGCTTTCTCTTCTTTTGCTAAACGAGCTTGCTCTCTAACGAATTTTTTAAATTGTTTTGCTAAAGCTTTCTCTCTAGTATATGCTCCATTCTTTCTCTGTAGAGATGCTGGTAAATCAGTATCCTCTCCTAAATTAACATAGTGATGAACTCTTTTAGCATCTACCATATATCGCTTACGATAACGATTTTCTTCTAACTGTCTAAACCACTCTCTAATTTGCTTTAGAGTATATTTTTGATTTTTCATTTTCATCTCCTATGTCCACAAAGCTTTCTTTTTAAATAAATCAAAGAAAATAAGTGCTACTTCCATTCTAATGATGTCACTTATTTTTCTTAAATCCTTATCAGTAATTTCTTCACTAACTAGTTCATAACCAGTACTAGTTGTAGCTATTTTTTTTCGTTTCTTTTTGTCTTTCTTTTTTTTACCACTAAACGCATATGGTGTTCTAGGTGGGCCTTCACCACCATCTAAATTACCAGTAACTGAAGCTTCATCTAGTTCTTGTTTGATGAGCTCTTTTATTATTTCTTGGAGTTCGGACTTACGCATTTTTTTAATTCCTTTACCAATTCATAATAACGCATTAAATTCAAGACTTGGGAGTCTTTGACAAAATTTCCTAATTGTAAATTATCAAGTTGATTAGTAGATTCTTTTAATTTTATAGCTGTAACTTTATCATCTACTTTTTTAATTAACCCAATAAGTTGTTTTTTAACTCTTTTTACTTCTTTTCCAATGTATTCTTTTAATCCATTAGAATTAGATAAATTATTTATATACTCTCTTAACAATTTTTTCTGATGAGAATCTAAGTTTTTATATCTATCGTTAAAATTATCTACAAGAATTTTATATGTAAGTAACCTAACATCTTCACTTTCTTGTTTTAGTTTAGCTATTTTTTTAGATTCTTCAACTGTTTGTCGTTTTGTTGTAGAGTGTGACATTAAATGCTCTATAATGGTATATTTAGTATCTACTGAATCTTTGGGGTCATAACCCTCAGATAGAGTTTCTAAATCGAACATTTTATATATAGAAGCTAAAATTTTATAATCTTTTATTTTAGCATTAAAAAATTCTTTAATCGGATATTTTTCTTTTATATCTTTTATAAAATTATATTTTTCTCTTTTTAATTTTGAATTATTTAAAGAGGTTCTTACCTTTAAAATTTTTTCTAAAAGGTATTCCGCTTTATTTTCAGAAGGACAAGATTCTTTAACTAACAATTGATATAATTGAAGTTCTTTGCCTAATTCAGTTTTTTTATTAAAGTACTTTTTCATCAAAGATACACTAGTAGGTTTTGAAATATTTTCCATCAAGTCTACTGTTACTTGACGAGATAACAATTCAAAAAGAATACCAGTATTCTTCAATTTCAAATGTTTTATTTTTTTCATCTAATTACTCCCATATGTTATTTAGAACATATATAATAATGCGTTTTATCACTTATAAATATGTTGAAAGTCAAAATATATCCACATATATTTAACTTTCTTCATCAGCTTTTTCTTTATTTAGATAGTTATTATACTCGTCTTCAGTTTCTAAAGTCTCTTGTATAATTTTCTTATCTAAATTCTTTTTCAAACCTAAATTTTTTAATGTTTTTTGTAATTCCTCTTTTCTCATACCAACTTTACCCAATGGGTCTCTACCTCTAGCAGAACCATCCTTTCCATACTTTGGATTCTCTTTAGGTCTACCCGCACCTTCAAATCCTTCTTCTGGTGCTCCACCTTCATCGTTTTGATTAATAGTTGCTACATCTTCTCTTGAGTCGGTCTGACCCACCATTAAATCGTGTGGTGTACCGAATGATAATCCAGATTTGATTGGGTCATTACCCTCCATAGAAATCTGTTCATATCTAAATGCTCTTTTCTGGTCATTAACAATTCCCCATCTCATTCTATCCATCTCTTGTTCATTAAGATTAAAAATATTCTGATAAACCCATTCTGAAGAAGCTAACTTATCTTGTATCATAGAATTAGCTAAATTTGTTTTAGCATCCCACAGTTCTATTTTTTCTTGCTCATATATTGTAGATGACTTAGTCAATTCTAAATTAAAATCAACCAATGTTTCATCTGTAAATCCTTGTGAATATAGATGTACTATTGCTATCTTAGTTAACTCAGATACTAATATTCTCTGTATTCTTTCAACTGTTCTAGCAAATCTAACATCTTCAGCAGCTAATGTGGCTTTAGCATTAACTTGTTCTTCATATCCAAGAAAAGCTTTTGGTATTTTTAATGCAGACATCATTTTATTTCTTAAATATTCTATATCTTCTACTGCATCAAAAGTTAATCCAGCTACCGTATCTATAGATGTACCACTATCACCACCACGAACTGGTAAATAAAAATCTTCTGTTACATTTTGTAGATTATATTTTAAGTTATACTCACCAGTTTTTGGGTCTACTAGTGGGGATTTTTTCATTTTATTAATAATTTGTTGCATATAGTTATCAACTTCATTTGGTGGAATGTTTCCAATATCAATTTGAAATATTCTTTTTTCTGGAGCTCTCATAATACGATGAACTAACATAGCATCTTCCATAAGAGATAATGCTTTCCAAGTTTTTCTAGCATTTTCAATCATAGCTTTACCATATGGAAGATAATTAGAATCAGATAATAATCTAAAATGAGCTACTTCATATGCTTTAAACTCATCTGATTTACTGTTATATCCTTGAGCTAAAGTAGTAAACTTAACTTCAGTAGTATTTTCTGGGTCTTCTTGTCTTTCCAACTCATAAACTGATATTGGAGTTACACCAACAATACCAATGTCTTCTGCTATATCTAATTTTAAAAAGAAATCCCCATATTTTACCATATTACGAGCCCAAGGCCATAAATTAAATTCTATATTTAATATATCATAAAATAAATTGTGTAGAATTTTTTTAACTTCTGCATTATCAGAATGAATTTTTAAAACTTGGTCAAATTCATTCTTCATAGTAGACTCATCTGCATAAACATCAAGTGCAGAAGCAATAATTGGGTCATTATCCATTTCTTCATAATCTGCAAATAAACTCAATCTTTGTGCCATAAATTGTTGAGTTTGATTATACCCACTTTGACCTTGACCACCAGAGTGTAACCTAGTGTATCTATCTGTTAAAAAATTGGTAGCTCCTTTATAAGCTTGAGACCTATCCGTATCAACAACTTTTAATTTTTTTCCACCAACATTTTGAACAACAGTTTGTGTGGAAAATAATCGTCTTAATCTACCAAAAAATGTATTGTCTGCCATAATTTACCTCTTCTATTTATCTAATAACCATTCTAAATTTTCTGATTTACCACCAACTTCCATCTCATATGGATTATTTACAGTTGGTTTATTATCGTATATCGGTTT